ACCATCTAAAGTACCTGTCATACCTATCTTATATGGGCAGTTTTCTAATTTTGTCAATATTTTAGTTAATGAAACAGCCTTAAATAAATGTGCCTCATCACCTATTATCATACCAACATCTTTAAACCACTTTTTCGGTAAATTATAGATAGATTGCCATGTAGATATGATTACAGGTTTCGCTGTCTCCTTATCATGACCTTGATATATTCTATGTACATTTCTTTCAGGCGACCAACCATAGTCTTTGAAATCTTTAAATAATTGTTCTACCAAAGATGTGGTTGGCACTATTATTAATATCTTTTTCTTTTGTTCTTTTAACCGAAGTATGTTAAACCTAACAAGAAGATAAGTAATAAGAGATTTTCCGCTAGCTGTGGGTGAAAGTAATAAACACCTATTTTTTTTAGTTGCATATACAAATGCCTCCTTTTGATAGTCTCTGATTTCAAGTGGTATTTTTAATGCTTTAATAAATGCGTCAACTTTACTATCATCAACCTTTGTATCTTGTATTTTAGTACCGTCAACAACTTGAACATTGTTGTCTTCACACCATTTTAATATATATGGATATAGTCCTACATAAATTTGACCAGTTTGATAAGAAAATAATCGTATCTTTCCATCCCATACACGATTTTTAAATTGAGGCATAAACTTAAAACCAGGCACCTCAAAAGTAAAAAACTGGCCTAGTTCTCTTCTAATATCTTCGTCTGCCTCTATTTTTAAATAGACATCATCTTTCTTGTCTATAATAAGATATCTGGTTGTTGTCATTAGAATTTATTTGTCTGAAAATTGCTAGGTCGACCCACTCGGCCTTTTAACATAACATTAAAGGCGATACTAATTCTATTTTCATTTGAATTATTTTTAGGTACATAGTGCTGTAACCAAGAGGGAAATAACACCATACGATTTACTTTAGCTGGATAAAAATACAATGTTCCGTTATCTTTCGTATATTCTGTTTGTTGTGGTTGTAATACACTTGCTTGAGGCCTAGGGTCTATAAAAGTTATCGCTGGCGAATTATCATTACTTTGTAAGTAAAAAACACCACTTAATAAATTGTTTGAATGAGTATGAGGACTATGAGTTTCTCCTGGTTTTAATATGTTAGACCACATTCCAGTTATATACATTTCTTCATATTCATACTTTAAATTATCAAGATAAACTTTACCCAATTCTAAAACCTTATTACCTAAAGCTTTATATTTTAAATGTTCATGTAAATTAGGGTTATGTTCGCTTTGCCAATTTTCTTTTCTACCAACTTCTTTTGATGACCTAATAATATCATTTGTCATACTATCAATGTATTCATCTTCTAATACATTATCATAAATTTCAACGATTGTAGGAAAAAGTCTATTAACTTCTCTGGTTATATTCATTAGATTGCTCCACTAGTAAACTTACGCCAATCTATTGCATTTTTTATTGTGAAAGTTCTATTAGTGATTTGTCTAATTGTTCTATCTAAAAAATCTACGCAAGATTGTAGGTAATCTACTTTTTGTTTTGCCTTAATATATCTTTCATCTGAATAAATATATTGGTCAACATCTTGTCTCAATAACTTAATATTAAATGGTTTTTGTGAATATACTGAAGCGTCTGCTTTACCTGTATAATATTCCCAAAGTTCTCGTTTAGTATTGTATAGGTCGCCTTCAGCACGACTTAACATTAACTTAAACTTTGTTAAGTGTTTCATATATTTGTTATGTAACTGAGGAGTTTTAAGAGATTCTAAATCTAATTCAGTATCGTTAATCTTTAAATCTTTATCAGCCAATTCTTGTAATTTTTCTAAATCCATAATATACACATCCTATCATAATAATATAAAAATGTAAAGCTTTTAAGTAACTATCGTTGTCGTAGTTGAAGCATTTTTTGTTGCAAATTCATATATCTTATATTTAAATGTTACCGTTGCTGTTAGATAATCAACATCTGTAGCTTGTTGACTATATTGTAATCCTGACAATGCTGTCGGAAAAGTATTATTAAATCTGACTTCAATATTTGCGTTGTTTTTACTTGTCAAAATGTTTAGTGTTGCGTCTGAAAATACAGGCCCTAATGGTTCTGCACCATATTTTACTTTACCTGCGTCTGTGCTTACACTCTGTTTTCCTGAATTAGGAAACCTATCACGACCGGCTTCCACCAAGTTTGCGAATTGAGTTCTAGCAGCTGGAAAACCTAGACCATACATCCAACCGTGTATCTCTCGATAGTTCTCTAAATTTTCATCTACTAAAAATGTTACTTCTAAATCATTAAAAGTAATTGTATCACCAGGAAGTGGTATGTCTGCTAAAGGTGTGGGTTGTGTTGTACTTGCAAGAGATATACCTGGTACATTTACAGCAGTTACAAAAAACTCTACTTTTGGCAGTTTTATTATTTGAAACTTAAACTGCGTTGGCGAAGCGTAGTCAAATTTAGTAGGTTGTCTATCTAATGCTTTTGTAATAGTCATACTACTATTTAGGCGTTTCGGAAGGCCAAAAAAAAGGGCGACATAAAGCCGCCCTTTTTGATTATTGTAGAAAACTCTACAAGATATTACATCAAGTTAGTTACTTTAACTCTTTGGTAGTATCTGTTTGAGTTAGCAGAACCAGCGTCATTTACTGCACTTACAGCACCTGACACAGCACCAGTTTCAGCGAATGGGTTTGCAATTAAACCGTATCTTGTTTTGAAACCGATTTTTGGTTGGAAAGTATCTTGACCAACTGCTCTTACCATTTGTAGTGGTACATATGGGCAGTAGAAAATACCAGCGTCATAAGGTGAAGTACCTTTGTAACCAACAACATAGTATTGTGTTGCTGAGCTATTTGCTGAGTATGGGTCAATATATACTTTGAATCTGCCGTTTAGGACACCTGCGAAAGTGTTACCTGTGTCGTCAACATTCAAATTATTGTTCAATGCTGGTGTGTAATCTAGGACACCTGCCATTTGAAGAGCACTTGCCACATCAGCTGAACAGATAATCATGTTACCTTTTCCTCTTCGTGTTCTTTGTGCTATTCTGTTAGCGTCTCTCTCTAATTGGAACATTAGCCCTTTGAATCTCTCAACTGACCATCTACCGTTAGAGTCTGTGTCTAAATCAAAGATACCTGCTGTAGTTGTATTTACAGCTGCACCTTTTTCAGCGTTAATGTAGATTGTTCTAACAACTTCTCTGTTAATTTCAGCAAGAATTTCAGCAGATAGAATATTTGCTAATTCTGTTTCTGCGTCTAAACCATGGATTGCTTTAAGGTCTTGAGCAAGTTCCATTGTGTATTCTGCTTTAAGCGCTCTTGATTTCGCTGTTACGGTTGATTTCTCAATTGAGAAAGCCATCTCAGCAAATGCGTTACCGCTTGCGTCACCTAATGCTTCAGCAGCTGCTGTAGTCATTGCTGTACCTTTTGTGAAAGTACCAGCAGATGGTGAGTCGTTTAGAGCACCTGGATTGTTGTTAGGGCTACCAGAGTGAGCAGTTGAAGAGTAACCATCAACAGCTGAACCAGCAGCGTTTCTACCAGAGAAGTCTGTATCTGCTTCGTCAAACATAGCTTCGTTGCCAGTTTGTGAAGTAAATCTACTTCTCATTGCAAAGATTAGTCCTGTTGGACCAGTCATTGGTTGTACACCTGCAATGTCGTAAGCAATTAAATTTGGCATTGCTCTTCTTACTAATGAAATTAGGATTGGATCCCAATTCGCAATTGATGAACCAGTTGCGTTAGTAGGAGCAGCCTCATTTAAGAATGCTTGGTCTTCTTTTGAAGCTCTTTCTTGGTTTTCCAAGATAACAGATGTAACGGCTCGTCTGTAAGAGTCCTTGATTTCTGGTAAATCAGGATGCTCTAACACAGGCTGCCATTTTTTTTCATGTGTTTCGGATAAGTACATTTTATTTTCTCCCTTTTTCCGTATTAACTTATGACAACTTAATGTCTTTAGTTTTGCTTATAGCGGCAGTGTAAGCAGCCATAGCTTTCGACAGGTCAACATTTGACTCGTCGCCAGCCGCCACATCATGTAATTCGTCTTTCACTTCTTCTTTTTTAGCGCCAAAGTAAGACTCTTTAATTGTCTCACATTTTTGCTTGAAAGAATCTGCGTCAGACCATTCAATCTCTTCAGCAAGTTTAGCAAATTTTTCTTTTGCTGTGTCAGCAAGGTCGCTTGCAACTTCAGACATGATTTCATTTCTTGTCTTCTCTGCATTGTCCTTGTTTAACTCAACATTTTTTTCAATTTGCT